AGAGTATCCATGCGGTGAGGCTGTCGTAATTGTGATTGTGCCAGTAGCGCCGTTAAGAATATCCCCGTTCGACTCAGTTGCAGTAAACGTCGTCTTATCGTACTTGCCTCGAAAGATGTAGATCTTATTGAGTGCCGTGACTACGTCACAGATGCCGCCAGCGTCAATCGTTCTGCCAGTAGGGAACATGTACGGCCCGATCAAGTCCTCGACATTCGGGCCTTGAGCAGGCTTGTACAAATACATGCGGTCCGTAAAGACCATCACGATATTGTCGTGTCCGTCAGCGTCAACGTACAGGCCCGAGCCAACCATGGTCAGCCCGATCAATTCTGCTTCAGTGAGCCTTTTTGTGCCTTTTCGAGGCTGGGCAATGCCGCGCTGTAAGCGGATATTGAAACTCGACTGCAAGATTCCGGGCTTTAGGTTGGCAGGGTCGAGCCTGCTGGCAAAGCCAGTGAACATGTCGTCACCTTCAGCCTGGATCTCTTGCGCCATTAGGAAATAAGCTTGCTGAGCTTGTCTACCACACGCTGGAGATCGTCGCGGATCTCGACCATACGCTCCATGTGACCGTCCTCCCCTTCGCCCTCACCTTCATCCTCGTACTCCTCCTCTTCACCGTATCCGCACTCGGAGCAGGTGCCGTCGGACTCCATAGGAGAATCGCACTCAGGACAGGAACGGCTTTTGCCGCCCATAGGGCCACCAAGGATGGCCAACATTGCATTCATTGATTTAGGCATAAGATTAAGCGATTAAAGATTGTCCCTTGGCCCGGCGAACACGCAGATCAGCAAGAGAATAAGGAATATCATACTCAAAATGAGGCGCATCGTATAGCTTCTTGAATTTGCCGCCCCAGCGGAGCTTGTGCTTGGCGCACAGTGTTGAGGCGTGCTTATGCATAAGGTCAGCGATCTGTGCGTCAGCGGGTGTGCTGCCATCCATGTACACTTTGCCCTTGAACACGCCACAGTCGATGGCGAGTCCGAAGTTGTGCATGGATGATCCTGGCTTGGCATTGGTTACCTTTGGTCCTGGCGCAGTGCGTCCCTTGGCGTACAGCGCAGCCTGTTCGTTCCATGACCGAGTGCCACAGATGACCCTGTAGTCTAGGCCGTCTTTGGCTGCCAGTTCTTTAGCATCGAGCAAAAAGGCTGTAAATGCGCCCTGAACTTCAGGGAGCAGCGTCAAGATGTGCTTGGCTGACCGTTCGTCAATCACCGTTTCTCGTTACGGATTACGTCAATAATGCCAAAGATTGCCATAACGCCTTGTGCGATGGCTCCACCAATGCCGGTGCTGTACAGCCCAAGAGCAGCGCCAAGTTTAGCAAGTCCAAGCCAAGTGGATGGTTGTTTGAGATGTTCTTTCATATCAGTTGTGCAGTTGAGCGATTCGTTCCCAAAGCTTGAGCCTGTCTTGCTCGCACTCGGAGATCTTCACTTCTAGTTTGTTTAGTTTACTGTGCAGGTAATACAGCGCCAGCGCCAGCAGGGATACAGTTAAGCCTTGATCGAAGATGTGGGTAAGCACCTTGGCGATAAACTCGTCCATACCTACTTCTTCTTGGCGGTCTTCGCAGCTTGCTTGAAAGCCTTGGCTGTAGGGGCTCCCTTACTGCCGGGTTTCCGCATTCTTTCTTTGCTGCCAGCGGCGATACGCTCGCGCTTGGCGTGGATGTTGGAGTAGAGTCCTTTCTTCATAAGATTAGCATTTCCAGCGCCGCATGCTTGCCTTAGCCCGTTCTGCTGGGCCTTTGGCCTTGGCTACTACTCCAGCCATCCTAGCACAAAAAGACTTCTTTCGGCCAGCGTCAGCCTTGGTCTTAGGGTTAGGCGCAGGAGCCTTGAGGTTGCTGCCAGTTGCGCGGTTGTACTTGGCTCGACCTTTTGCTGTCAGTCCTGCACCTTTAGACACAGGCAGCTTCTCGCCGCGTCCTACTGCTAGTGATACGGATTTCTTTGGCATAAGTTAGCGAGCTAGAGCGTACTTGCTAGGCACTTCCGCGAAGGCTGCGAAGATGTAGATTTGGCCAGAAGCGTTGTTGCCTGCATTTAATGTTCTAAATTTAAATCCATTACTAAGAACATCAATTAAATTAGACGTTCCTTCTGCTGTTGAGTCATTTGGATTTAAATACTTATCAGCAACATTACTTGTGTTCCTTGATGTGTCAATAATTGCCCAGCCAGATGTTTCTGTTGTGCTCTTATACATCACAAACTTCGGCCTGAACCCACAGAACACAAACGGCCCGTCAGTGCTGCCATTCCCCGTGTATCTGCCAAACTTGCTAAAGCCTGCGATCTCAGCGAAGCAGTAGGCGACGTAGCTGATGCCAGAAGCATTGACATCTGCGGATGTGCCAACAGTGAACACGCTTGACGTTGGAGCGGCGCTAGCCCATACCGTGGTGGCAGCGGCAGCTTGGTTTGGCAAGTTAAGCTGGATGCTATTTGCCGCAGCAATCGACGTGTGGCGCACCTGCCAGTTGCTTGTAGCTCCAGTTTGTGACCGCTTGACGATGACCATCGCAGGAGCAACGCCAAGGTTGTGTGCAACCGTCCTATCCACGCCTGTACCAGCGTAGGACACAACATCCAATCCAGCGGTGACGCTCTCTCTCCACTGCCAAGCAATGTATGAGTTGGCATTTGCATTGACTATCGTCGTGTCTGTGCCAAGGCTAAAGCCATCGCCGTTAAATGCTGTCAGTGTGTTTGCGTTGGTCGTTTCAGCGGCAGTCGTATCAGACGATAGGTACTTGCTGGTTCCCCGCACAGAGTCGAACAACGCATGGCTTGTAGCGCCCGGTGTGCGTGACTTGATCCACACCAGATCCGGCTGGAACGACACGTTGTTCACCGCATTCGACAGTGACCGTGCAGCAGCGTTGCCCGTGTAGGTCGTCGCCGCCATGAAGTTCGCACCATTCACAATCGGCGGTGTCGGCAGGTTGTTCGTGTTGAGTGCGCGGAAGCCGGCAGGAGGCGTGTAGGTGAAGGGGCGCTGGCCGAAATTTGATGCCATTGTGATGCCCAATCCAACCTGCGACTGATATGGAGCAACAGGCGTTGTGCTTTGTAAGTTGGAAAACGCAGAATTTAATCCAGCCGCAGGATCACCAGATGCCTGCCATACTCCGTTTTTTGCAAACCAAATTTTCCCGTTGTCCATATCAATGGCAACGCTGATGATATCATTTGTGGTATAAGTTGCGCCGTAAGCACTAGACGTTCCGTTGTTCAGTTTTTGTCCTGAATCTTGCTTGTACGCCCACAGGTTCGCCGCGCTGTCTCCCGATATTGATGTTGCAACATCAATCGCTGCGACACCAATGCGAGCAAACTCATTGCCGCCATTAGCAGTTACCGTAGCTTCGTAATACCACTTGCCAGAAGAAACAAACAACGACCCACGAATGCCATTACTTGTTCCGCTAACAGTCCATTTTAAATTTGCTTCAGAAGTTGTGACCGAAGAGCCCTTATCAATAGGATTCAGCACCGCATAATTCCCCCTACCGTTCCCACTGTCACTGTAGTTCACCGGGACATCGATCATGCTGTCGTACGTCACACCCGCCGTCAGTGACACGTTGTTCACCGTCCAAGTGTTGTTATTCCCCGAGCTGTCGTTGCCCAGCGTTGCCACAGACGATGTATTGCCAAACTTAAGGTAGAACCCGTTTGTGCCGTAGGTGCCAACGTACTGCTTAGGCGACCACACGCCAGTCGTGGACTCGATCTGGCCAAAGGAAGATGGCGTCAGTGCCTGGCCGTCGATGAAGTTTACATCAGTTAGGTGGCCGTCGAAGTAGTTAGTAGTATTTGCTGCTCCAAGCTGATGGGCAATTGCAGTGTTAAAAACTGTATTTGCGGTTGCCCCAGTGCCCACCGAAGATCCGTTTACATAAATTGTCTGAGCCGCTCCATTTTGAGCATAAACAATATGATACCAAGCGGAAGGATCTCTATATACTGCTGCTGTGGTGACTGCGGCTGTTCCATTAAGAGTTAATAAAAGCTGGTCGCTTGAATTAAATCCAAAGTTTGTTGTTGTGCTTGCACCGAAAAGTCTAGCTGTAACTCCAAGAGTCCCTCGTTTTACCCACCCAGACCAAGTAAACACAGTAGAACTTGTGGGTGTTGTAAATGTCCTACTCAAGTAGGCAGACGCACTTGACCTAAACCGAAGTGAGTTCGTGACAAAGTTTCCGCGCCTGAGACTGCCTAGTAAGGATAACATAGAAGAGAACATAAATTACGTTGTTGCATCGCCACCAACGACCCAGCTATTTGCGGCCACTTTGATTAGCGAAATGACTGCATATTGTCCAGAGGTCTTCGTGCCGTTCTTGCTGCTTACAGTCGTCGTCCCCGGTGTCACTGCACTCACCGTCACCTGACCCGCAAGAAGCTGCATCACGAGGATCTGCGTGCCGATAGGGAAGTCCACAGTCGCATCCGTAGGGATTGTCAGCGAGATTGCAGCGGCATTGCTTGCTGTGACTAGCTTTCCAGCGTCTGTGAGTCCCGGCGTGAACGTCGTGCCAGTTTGTGCGTTGATTAGCACCGTTGCGGTTGCAATCGGGTTGCGATTAAGCAGCGCGAACTGGCTCGATGACGTGATGTAGAGCTGCGTGTTGTCCCACTCAAGAGCGCCAAGTGCGCGGGTGGACAAAAGGTTGTTTGCCGCTGTGCTAAAGTTAATTGGGTTAACTGTAGTTGAGTTGGCAACTAAAGTCTGCCTACCGCTATATGTATTTGCTCCAGTAACGGCATTGCCAGCACGTTGATAGGCTGTAAAAACACTTAAAATGTCTGTTCCAACATCAATGAAATTTCCAGACGTTGTTGTAAGCGGCCCCTGAATCCCATACGTTGCCCCAGTACGCTGCGAGCCATATTGATTACTGACAAGCATTCCGGTCTTTACCGTGCCACTAAACCATGCTGGGCGCACAAGCGTTGCCTGAACCCCAGCCGCCCCGGGATTTACCACAACCCACGGGCCGTTGTCTCTTCCAAAATGCTGTGATGCCGTAGGCTGTGAAATAAACACCACAACATCTCCAGCTATTGGGCTTCCCCCATCCACAGACAGTGCGCCGGAAGCTGTTACTGTGAACGTGTTTGGCGTTACACCAGTATCCATTGTGCCTGTAACAGCACTCGTTTGCGACCAGCCGCCAGTAAAGTGCATGTTGCCAAGTGCAGTCAGCGCAGCAAGTGCAGTCGTAGCCCCCGTTCCACCAAGCTCGATACCCAGCGGAGCAGCCGTCGTAAGTGCAGGCTGATAAGCAGACAACTGATCCGTTGTCGCTAGTCCGCTCAATGACGCCGAGGTAATCCCGCCAAGGTTACTCAGTGCCGATGGTGCGTCAGTTGCGCCCGTCCCACCATTGGAAACGTCCAGCGTACCAGTCAAGTTAAACGTGCCATTGTCAGTGATTGCACTCGTTGGTGAGAAGGACAGGCCGGACACTTGGCTTGTCATGGCAATACTCGTCACTGTGCCCAATCCAGCCAAGGAAGCCGTTTCTAGTGCGCTAATGCGCCCGTAAGCGTCAACGCTAATGACTGGCACCGCTGCGCTCGATCCCACGTTGGTCAGTACGCCTGGACCAGCAGTCTCAAGGGCAATGATGCCGTCTGTCGTGATGGTGCCACCTGTGAGCCCCGTGCCGGCTGTAATAGCCGTTACAGTGCCAGATGTGCCTGCTGGGATAGCCTCCGTCGTGAGTGCCGTAATTTGACCGTAGATGTTGGTCGTGATGACAGGCACAACCGAGGATGAGCCTGCGGTGATAGCAGCGACTCCAGTGGTAACCAGCGCAAGAATGCGACTCGTCGAAAGATCGCCTCCACCAGTCAGTCCGTCTCCGGCAAGGACGCTGACTTGAGACATCTGAATCTTGTTCAGTGCCAGGGGCGCGGCAGTCGAAACATCCGAGTCGGTGATAAGCGACGCTGGGTTCTGTGGGACGCCGTTAATGACTTTCACTACGCCCGTGCCGCCCACGGATGGGATCGTCGTGTGAACGTGCGAAGGAGTGCTGTCACCGAAATCAATGGTAACTGTGTGTCCAGCACCGGACGCTTGAGCTTCAACGACGATATACAGGCGATCTAAGGCTGTGATGTCCGTTTGCGGGATAACCAGCGAAATGGCCGTCTGCACGCTTGTGCCGTTGTTGCTAACGATAGCACTGCCAGACGTAGCGATAGCCGTAGACGTTGTGCCATCCCATTTGTTTACAATTACACGCAGCGAGGTAGGTGCATTTACGTTCGCTGTGCCTCGGCACCAGACGTTGAAGTCAAACAATCCCGCTGGCAAAAACTCAAGATTTGGGTCTAGCGTGTCCGAGACAAACCCAGCAATCTCAGTCCACACGCCAGTGGTTAGCGTGCCACTAGTGACGCTTGTCTGCGCAACTTCAGCGGTACGCCCAAGTTCTTTTGACCCGCTAGGAGCAGGTGCATCCGGGTTTGTGCCATAATTGAAGTAGAACAGCACTCCACCGCCACCAGACCCGCCAGCAGCAGGGGCTGTAGCCGTCCATGCAGATCCGTCCCATGTCAACACTTGTCCGCTTGCTGGCGCACTAGAGGATAGCGCATACCCCTGAATCTTCGCCACCGTTGGGTTCGGGTAGTTGCCAGACAGATCTCCACTAGCAGCAGCCGTGGCAGACAATGCCCCAAGATTAGACAACGCAGCGACCGCAGTCGTTGCTCCTGTGCCACCCTGCGAAAGCGCAAGGGGCGCGGCAGATGTCAACGCGGGTTGAAGTGCGTCAAGCTGAGTTGTGGTTGCGTAGCCACTGAGTTGCTCAGTTGTGGCAAACCCAGATAACTGTGAGGTGAAGGCGATACCTTCAATCTGCGAAGTAGTCGCGTAACCGCCAAGTTGTGCCGTGGTTGCAAATCCCGAAATCTGCGCTGTGGTAAGCGCATTCTGGTTGTAGTTGACAACAGAGACAGAGATGTCGCTTGAGCCAACCACAACTGATCCGCTGGTAGACTTGCCAACATTATAAATCTGCCCAAACCGTGTATTGCCAGCTCCGGCACTAATAGTGACGCCCTGTTTGATTGTGCCAGTAAACCAAGTTGGACGAGTCAACACGGCACCTGCAACTCCAGGAGTTACTGAAGTTACAATCCACGGCCCGTTTTGCTTCAGGTCTGATTGCGCTGTGAAAACAACCATGTTTCCCACAGAGATAGGAATACCATCGACTTGAGGCGTTGCAAAAGTGGTGTAAGTAAACGTGTTTGGTGTAACCCCAATGTTTGAGGTTCCAGCTTGATTTGTAGGTGCAGCAAGATCCACCATGTAGTGGCCTGTGCCGCCAGTCTGAATCGAGCCGTCGTAAAACAGAATACCCTTGCTGTCCACCGAGAGTGCCGCACCTGTGCCAGACTGCGTAATTGCAACAGCAGGTGCAGTGGAGTTGGCTGCGAACGTAGCAACGCGGCCTGTGCCGCTTTGGTTTACTATAAACGAAGTTGAGGGTCCAGAAACGCCAATTGTTTGTGGTTGGCTAAACGTGTTTTGCTGAGAAAGTCCTGCGGCAGCGACCGCTGTGCCAAGAGATGGCAAGAAAGTTAGCCTGTTTTGGTTGCTGATAAAAACGTCCCCTGCAATTAGGCTTGCTGGAGCAGCAGCTCCAATAAGAGCGCCCCCAATGTTTGCCTTAGCCTGCGCTGTAGTCGCAGCCATGATGAGGCGACCGTCCATTGTGTCCCCAGCTTTCAGCACGTAAGCATTCAACTGCTGCGTGTCGAACGCAGGCACCTGAGCAGACGTGATCCCACCAAGGTTAGCCAGCGCACTAACAGCGTCCGTTGCCCCGGTTCCACCGTTGCTGATAGCAATGACATCACTCGTAGCAAAAGCACCGATGCTCGCAGGTGTAATCGCAGCAATTTGCGCTGAAGCGAGGGCTTCAACCTGTGCGCTATTGGTAAATGCAGATACTTGATCCGTTGTAGCCAGTCCAGCAACGATAAGGCTCTTCGCAGCAGTCTTGGTGTCGCCACCTTGGTTCAAGACAACGATATCCGCATCGTTGACTATGTTGGCTACGGGAAGTTGAGAGATTTTAATGTCAGGCATAGCTACTTAGTATTCAAAATTTTGAACGAAAGATCCGTACCAGTTAACTCCATCGGAGACAAACGGAAGAATGTCCAGCTTGCCGTTCAACTCGGTGATGGTTGGAGCGCCACCATTCTGCCATTTTACGCCAGTAAATGTAGCTGAACCAACGGCTCCTGATGCAGGCTGCTTGAGATACAATGTAAACGCTTTCCCTGCTGCTGCTGCTGGCATCGTGAACGTCGTGGCCGTTCCAGCCGTAAGCGTAGCCGTAAGCACAGTGCTGCTGGAAATGCTAAGAGTTGCAGATGCTCCAACAGTGCCAATATTCGTGTTTCCTTCGACGTATCCGTTAAATATGCCGTTGTTGATTGTTGGACTGCTTAATGGGCTAAGCGAAACAGTAGTTGCACTTGTGATTCGTCCTTTTGCGTCTACAGTGAACTGGGGAATCTGACTTGCAGATCCATAAGTTAGCGCAACAACACCAGTCGTCGTTAGTGCAGGGCCGGGGTAATCTCCAGTCAGGTCGCCGCTAGCTGGACCGCTTGGTGTACGAGAATCAATCAAGCGAGGATCGTTGCCTTGGCAATTTGTGTTTGCTGATGTTCCAAATGGAAGACGTATCAAATCAGCATTAGCCTTTTTGGTCGTACCATTCTGTACAATCGGAATAAGGTCAGCATCGTTTACTGAAACGGCTGCTTCAAGGTTGGAAATTCTAATGCTCATGGTTTAACCAATGTTAATGCGCTGACTAGCTTCAGTATTAAGAAAATCATCTGCTTGTGTCAAGAGACGAGAAGATGATGGAATGTCTATCTTCTTGTATTGAAACGTTTGCGAATTACCCCTGACCTGAATGCGAGCAAAGTTCTTGTTCACATCAAGCGCGGTATTATTATTCCGTTTCCTTAGAAATCGCGTAATCATCTTAGTAGGTGTAAGCCATGTTTAGGCGTTGATTCTGCGCCTGCTGACGGATAAGAACATCAATCTGCTGCTGGATGGCTGTCTCAGCGAGCTGCTCAAGCGTGACAGCCTCTTCAATGCGCCCTTCAGACTTGAGGAAGTCAGCGGACACTGAGTTCGCCAAGTAGTCTCTGAACCTGGCTGGAATCTCAAGAATCTGCCAGATCTCAGATGTCTGACTTGATGGCGTTACGCCTGCCGAGACGTTTGTGTTGGCAAAAAAGAAGTTGCCACTGCTCGCTTTGGTCTTGTCGGAAATTGCGTAGTTGCCCGTGTTTTGTCCAAGATCAAAATAAATCTGCGAGCCGGCAGTGTAGGTCACGATTGGATCGTACTTCACGCCAAACATACGCGGGGGCGTGAGCCGGTACTGCACAAACTGCTTGGATGTGTTAAATGTACGCAGGTAGTTAACGTCATCACCAAACGTCTGGGGCGTCTGATCAGCAAAGTCTTCCGCAATGAACGGCAGCGGGATGGCCCTGGTAGTCTGACGCGGGTCGTTCGTGTAGATTGCCAAACCTTGCAGTGATCCCTGGGGAATTTGGATAAGCAACTGCTGGTTATCCATGAACAACACTTTAGTTGCTAGGGGCGAGTTTGGCCCCGCGTAAGTGAAATAGTTTGTGTTTGTAAACTCTGTCTCAATGTCAATATTGATAATATACTGGCCAAGATCATCAGTGGCAGTTGAGTATGTAAAGTTGTACTGATTCTCGCTAACCGACGTAAGCGGCCCGTCATCCACAGATCCATAAAACGGGTTTAAAAACTTGACGTAAGATTCTCCTACTGTTCCAAGCTTGTACCTGTCATGCAAAAAATCTTGCAGGTAAATCCGCTTGAAGTTCGTGTCAAAGTTAATCCGTGTTGTGTTTGTGTTTAGCGCGTTTTGCGTAAGAATGCTTTCCGAGTCTTCAGTGTCGAGAAATTCGTCTGTTTCGGTTGCAAGAATGTTTGTAGCAGCCAATATCGACTGCACAGGCATCCCAGGCCATGTGTACATGTATCTTTGCACATCAGGCCACTCCTCGCGGTCCCAGATCACAGTAAGCCGGCGTCCTGTGAAATCGCGGATTGCCCCAAATGCCTTATCGTTTAGCGTAGTGCGGTCCAAGCCAACAAGCTGGCAGACAGAAGCAAGAATATCGCTAAATGGGACGGTCTTCATTGATAAACGGTGCGGGAACGAACATTTGTCGGCGTCCAGCCAACATGGATTTCTTTGGTCCCTCCACTATTGACTCGGCACTCAGGATTGTCACGCAAAAACTCATCCATGAACGCTTTATCGTTCCAGCATTCATATCCGAGCTTCTGGCCCCAAAAGTGATAAGCCGTGGGAGGTATGCGAGCAGTTAGTTGACCCAACCCCTCAATTGACCTGTGCTTCTGCTTATTAATCTTCTCGTTTTGCTTGGCCTGCATTTCCGCTTCAATGCGGTTCTTTTGCCAGCCTTTACGAAGTTCTTGTTCAAGTTGAGGCACTAAGTCAGTAGGGATTGTAATCATATTAAAATGGTGCCGTCTCTCCGGCTGTCACACCACTTCTAGCCCGATAAGGTCAGACCACGCAGGTGTCGCTGCCGGTCTCTCCCGGCTGTCACACCACTAAGTAGGTGTCACTGATCAACAACTACTAGGAGGAGTAGTCGAATTTCCCGAGGCCGAGCGGGTTGCCAACAACCAAGCCAGCGACGGCTTCGATGAGACGAGCAGGGCCACCACCGTAATCGGGCAGTGCGGTGACGTTAGCGACGTTTCCGCCGTAGCGAACCTCGATGAGGTTCATATCAAGCACAAGACCTTTGTAAGGCGTAGGCGTCCAGGTTGTGCCGGACACGGTTCCAATGAACGTGGAAGGATGCAGACGCACCGTTCCGAAGTCACCCTGGAACACGTCCAAGCTCTGGATGAAGGTGTCAGCGGCAGCGTCACGCTGGAAGGTCTGCACCTTGGTCGCACCAGCAGCAAGCGTGTTGCTGGAGTTGCTGACCGTGGTCAGAGCCGTGGTCCCGAGCAGGCCAGTGAAGGCACGCTTGAGGTCCGTTCCAACGATGGCGTCGAAGCTGGTGTAGTGGCCAGTCTGGTCGAAGATCGACTTCAGGAGCCCCTGCACACCTGCGTCCGTCAACCCGCTGGATGCACCAGTGAGGATGGAGTCCGTAGGAGTACGGAAGATCGAAGGGATGTCTCCGGGGGTTGGCGTACCAGTACCAGCGGTGCTGATCCAGGTCTGCACACCAGCGGTGCGGTAGGCCTGAGTCGTGCCGTTGTCCTGCTGCGAGAGCTGGTTCGACGTGAAGGTCGCTTCCATGTCACGCTTGATGCCAGTGATGCCCTTGCTGACGTTATCAGCCAGTTCGTCACGCACACCTGCGACATCAGCGATGTCCTGAGTGAGGCGGGACACGCGCACTGCACGCCGGAAAACCTGCGCGTAGTTCGCGAGTTCAGCACGGTAGCCAACGACGTAGTTGTCGTAGGTGGAAACGTCCGTGCCGTCCACCACACCACCTACCTGAGGGGTAGGAAGCGAGTCAGACTGCCAGCGGAAGTACATATTTCCGGGCTTGCTGCCTTTGCGAGCCATCGACGTAAAAGGAGTGTCCTTTGCGTCAACGAGCGCAATCATGTCCATCAGATCTTCGCGTAGACCGCGACCGCTAAGTTGGGGTTCAGTAAGAATAGCCATAAATAAGAGTAAAACTAAGTTTGATTGTTAAGGACTTACACAAGTCCCATTGCTTTAATCACGTCAGTCATCCCATCTCTTGAATTGTTCCTAACGAACGATTGCTTGGCTTTCTGAAGATCCGTCTGTGTCGTCCTTGCAGGAGCTGCCTTAATAGACGGCTGTGCAGGGGCGCGTTTAATGGGTGCAACCGGCTTCTTCTGTGCCTTCTTCTCGCCATAAGCTTTGATGCCCATAACAAGCAGTCCAGCAACATGCTTCCAGTCTGCCCTGCGCTTTTTCAGCTCTGGGAACTCACGCAGAATCTGTTGAGCAGTTTGGTACTCCTCAGTTTCTGGCTTGCTCCACCAAGGAAAGTCTTTCACTACTTCACCCTCGACGTACGTCTGCTGTTGCAGGTACTCTTCTCGGGCTGGCAGCTCGATTTCCTTGCGCCGAATTGCCAATCGCTTCATGCTGCGAACTTCCTGATCAGTTAAATCCTTCTCAGTTCCATCCGGCAGGGTAATTACTCCTCCGTCTGGGTTCTCTTCGCACCACAAAATGACATCCAACGCTCTCTGGCGCTCTTCCTTCACCTGTTCGATGGTGGACAAGCGTTCGACTGCATCGGATACGTCCACCTGCTTTGCTGGGGCCGAAGACTTTGCAGTCTCTAGTTCCCTTTGCAGTTCAGATAAACGCGACTTTTGCGCTTCCAATTCAGCTTGAGCGGCCTTCTTCGCAGCAACTAACTTGTTGATACGTTTCTGTACGCCCTTGCTTAACGAACTTTCTTCAGCTTCAGCTTCTTCTTCAATGGGCTGATCGGCTTCCACCTCAGCTTCCACTTCCGAGTCCACAATTGGCTCCTCAGTGTCAACTTCAGGTTCAGCCTGCTCCTCTTTGGCGGGAGTCGCCTCCTTCTCGTCAAGGAAACCAGATTTAAGCAAGTCACTGAGACTTTGCTGATCCAGCAAACCGAGTTTTGATGCAACGGGTGTCGTTCCTGCCTCCTGACTCCCGGCGTCAGGCTGTGATTGTGTTTCGTTCATGCTAATAGGTAGCAAGTCCTTTATATAATCAAACCAGTAACGCTGGTTAGCCCGCTAGTGGCGTTATGCCAAATCTTCGTTATTAGTCAAGCCATTTAATTCTCTTGCTTGTCTTCTTAATTCAATAAGTGTGCTCAAAGTAAGATTAATGCCATCAGCTTGTCCTGCTGAATGTATTCTATCTTCTCCTTTGCAGTCTTTACTTATAGCCATCATCCAGTGCTGTTCTTGCAACTGTTCGATAACTCTAAGCACTTCGCTCCAGGTATTGTTTTTCCCTGAAAAGCCAAAGGCGTCCTTTTGATTTTCCGTCATTGTTGAGATACAGGAGTTACACCAATCCGGCCAACCTGCGCGTTCTGTTGTTGCATAACAGACATCTGAAGGCTCTTAACGTAGTTCTCAAAGAGCGCTCGGAAGTTCTCATCCTGCTGTAGAGCAGCCTGCGCTTTTGGGTTGGACTGCATCACCTGCTGGGTGTATTGCAGCTTGGTCTGTGCAGCCGGGTCATTCTCTTGGTAGAGCGCCTCGTTGCCGAGCAACATGTTGCCAATGTCACTCTGCACACCCTTAAACATCTGCATGCTGGCCTGCTGCTGGTTGACGATAAGCTCGCTTGCCATTTCTGGAGCAACGGCTTGTATCATCATTTCGGTCATGCGTGTTCTGTTAAGCACACCACCAGTGTCCATTTGAGCAATACTTGCAAGAAATTGAATTTTTTGCGCGATGTACTCTTTATCCATGTCCATCACGTCAAAGCGGACGTTAAGGTCGAACTCGTTGTGTATCTCAGACATGCTCTGCGGCAATTGTCCGCCAGTGACACGCAGGATCTCTTCCGGGCTCATGTACTGGCAGCACAACGCAAACATCTGCCGGTAGATACTGCGCCAGCTTAAGAGCCAGCTATTGACGAGCAACTGCTGCAACATCTGCGTCTTGGCTGGCGGCACAAGCGCATTAAGCGTGCCGAAGTACGCAGCGTGATTGGCTTCCACACGCTCAATAAGCTTAAACGCCACCGTGGGTTCACGCGCAGGCGGCTCCATGAAGCTGTAGTCCGTAGGACTTACGACAGGCAACTGTACTCCTGGGCCCACCTTGTTGATGGCACCAATTCGTTTGACGACTTTGATGGGAGGTAGAGTCGAGAAGGCAGTATGATCCCGGATCGAATCGTGCTGGGCTTTGACTTCGTCTTGATCAGTGCTAGCCAACTCGGGTATACCACGAGTATCAGTAATAGCGCGGCGCAACTGTTCACGACGGAATTCAACAAACGGGTATTCGCCGTGAGCGTAATCAAGTCGC